GATGCTCTGGTGTTCGAGCGCGAGTTCCAGAAGCATCACATGCAGATGGATCCACAAAGCACGGCCATCATCAAGCTGCTGGGTTGTCCAAAGGGTGCCGGCAGCATCGCTGGGCGCGTCCAGTTGCTTCAGTCGAAGCTTTACCAGGACGAGCTGTTCATCAGCGCCACCTGCCAAAAGTCGAAGGACATGCTCATGTTCCTTGAGGCGGACAAGAAGAAGCCTGAAAACCCACAGGAGACAAGCCGCTATACCCACAAGTTCGACTCGATGACGTATCCGATGTGGCGCATGGAGATCAATCCGGACAACAGGATTTACTTGCCCGAGGAGCAAGTCGCGCCGACGTTGGTGAGTTGCGGCTGATTTTCCTTGCAATGTCAGACACTTGTGAGAAAGTCAGAACGTCTGCGGATTACAATTTTGGTGAATTGGTGAGCCTCATAAACTCAATCAGGCCAGTTCGATTCTGGCATCCGCTACCAATTTAACGGAATTATCACCGCGTTGGCGGCTCAGGCATGGTTAACGGGCGGCTGGCATCGGGCCAGCCGCCACAATAAAACTCATCATGGATAGCACAGATATTAAAAACTCTCTCGTTCTGAGCGCCAGCGATCTGCCGGACTCAGTGAAGGAAATCCTCAGCCGCATGGAACCCGGCGACAAGCTGTGCGGGCCTGGCGAGCCCTGCGCATTTCAGGTCACGCTCGTCGAGAACGGCGAGAAAGTGGTTCACTTCGCTTTGAATGATGGAGACTTCCTGACCATCAAAGACCCGTCCAACCCGGACGCCGCGCCAATCAAATTTGAAATGGGTGAAGCCGATGAGCCGGCAGCCGCCGAAGCTGCTGAAACGAGCGACGAAGAAAAAGGCGAGCCTTCCGCCGCCGTTGACGCCATCAAAGCGGCAGGCCAGCCAGAAGATGAAACACCAAAAGCCGTTTGATCCGACGCTGGCGGTGCTGGTGCGTCGGCACTACAAACTTCTTGGAATCATTTCGGGCTGGAACCGTGAAAAGTTTAACCGGCTGTGCAACCTGTCAAATTTATTGCCCGAGGAACTTGGCGCGCTGTGCGCCTTGAGCCCAGGTGAAACATTCAGAATGATAAGAAACGACAAATTTCCGCCGCCGGTCAGCCTGCACCTTGAGAACATCCAGAACATCATGGAGGAGTTTAAGTTCAAGGCTTCGCCAAAAGTGGTCATGCCACTGCACTTGTTCGGCAACAAAGTTGGAGGGGTGTCGTGATTGATTACGAAATCCTTGAGGAAATGGGGACTACGGATTCCAGAATCCGCGAGTTCTTCATGGCCAAAGTCCCCACCGAAAAGCAGCGCATCAAACTCGAATCTTTGGGTGCCGCCGGAAAAAAGAAACTGCGCCAGATCCAAAAGGATGTCGAGGACAAGGAGAAGTTCACGACATGGATGCGGTCAATACTTCAGGAACACATTATTTTTTCGCTGGCAAATCATTCCAAGTTTTCTGCCGTGGACATGGCGTGGGATTCGCTGCCAATCAACTCCCAGATTCTTCCGTTGATCCAATACGCCCAAGGCCGCATGGATTCCGAGCGGTTGCAGAAGATGTCCGATAGCATCCCGAACGCTAGCCGCTATATTCGCAAGGACGCCAATGGGGACGTGATCGGCGTTGACCTGCCGAAGTTCACCGAGGTCAACATCAACCTGATCCGCAGCGTCATCACGCGCCGGCTTGCACCTCAGGCCATCAAATACGGAAACCTGTGGCCGCACTTCAAATACGAGGCGCGCGACCAAACGCAGGTTGGCAAGCTCCGCGCCGACATGACGTCGCAGCGCATTGACATCATGGCCGACCAGTTCGGCTACAACCATTTTGAAACGCAGGTCATTCGCGACATGTTCCTTTACGCCCGCAGCGTGGCCTTCCCGCGCGCCTACTGGGAGCGCGAGATTCAACTGGAGCGCGCGACACTGGCGATGGAGTTCGAGGACGACGGCGCGGGCGGTAGGCGCATCAAAAAGAAGGTGCGAATCGTCAAGGAGGGCGTGTCTTGGGTCAACCCGCATCCAACAAGGGTGTTCTACGACAACGCTTACCCGCTATCCAGCTTGAACCAGGACAACGGCTGTGAATACGTGGGCTATTGGGACGTGATGCGTTGGGGTGACATCTGGAGCAATGCTGAGTATTTCAACAAAAAATCAGTGTCATACACGTCGGGAATGGTGGACTGGTTCAGCAACTACGCCAGCTACTTCTCGCAGTATTTCAAGACGGTGGTTTCCCCGCCGGCATTGCAGCAGGTCAAGGAGGGCGAGAGCGCCAGCAGCATCAGTGGCAACAACCCTGCCGCCAACGACCGGAAGAACAATGTCGGCCTTTACATGGTCGGCAACATGGACAACATCTCGACGATTTTCACGAACGTCTATATCAAGGTGCGGCCGTCCAACTGGCGCTGGGGCAGTTATCCGCATCCGGTGTGGGTTCACCTGAAGCTGGCTGGCGATTGCACGGTGGTTTACGCCAAGATCATGCCGAGCAGTCCCGCGGCAGTTTACAGCTACAACGAGTCGGACAGCCGGCTTTACAATATCAGCATGGCGCACGAGCTGATGCCGTTCCAGGACCAGCTCACCAACCTGTTCAGCCAGTTGCTCGAAACGGTGAAGCAAGACCTTTTCAGCGTGGCCGTGCTGAACACAGACGTATTCCCAGACACAGAAAAGGGCCGCGCCGTCCGCGCCGAGTTCGAGAATCTGATGAAGAACAAGGCGACCTACGCATCCACGCAGATGCTCGAGGTATCGTTCCAGAAGCTTCAGCAGCTAGGGATCAAGCCAACCGAGGCCTTCGTCGTCATCCGCTCCGCGCCGAACACGGCCATCAACGCCATCTTCGAGGCCATCGCTTCAACGGTCAAAATGGCGAACGAAATCATGGTCATCAGCAACCACGAGCAAGGGCAGTCGGCCAGCCACGAGATGTCGGCGCACGAGTCGGTTGCCTTGTCTCAGACCACAGACAGCGTTTACGACTTCATTTCCGAGTCAATTGACCAAGGCCGTGGGGCAGCCAAACGAATCTGCTTTGAATCCTTGATTGCGTGCGGCACCGACGAGGTTGAGCTGAGCATCGAGAACCGCTACCCGAACGACGTTTTGACCAAGGCAGGCTTCAAGCCGAAGGACCCAGAGTCCGGCGTGGCATACGCTGGCTACGTTCGCGTCACCGGCAACAAGATGTCGTTGAATCACGATTACATGTTCACGTCGCGCGATGGCTCGAACCGCGCCGGCAACCCGCAGTCGGCGCAAGTGCTTGTGCAACTGCTTCAAGCCATCGGCCAGCTCCAGCCCGAGATGAGCAACGCGGTCATGGCGGCGATGGGCAAGACCAAGGTGTTTGAAATCCTCAACTCCGTGTTCCGCATGACGGACGCAGGGGTGGACACCAACTTGGAATTGAAGCCTGGCGAAACCGACCAGCTCGTGC